TAGCCTGTTTCTGTAGCCTTGGAAACAATATTGAAACCCATAATATAATTAGAGTCTTCAATAATGATGTTCTTAATGTGAGGCTGCTCGTCAGAGATTCTTCTTAACTGACGTGTAATGTCTCCTGCATCATCTATTTCCTTGTAGTTTTTGTTCTCTTTACAATAGAGCTTTTCTGATCCTTTGAATGGGAGTTCTTTCTTTGCTACGTTGATAATAAATGTTTCTTTGTGGTCTAAATGTTTCACTGAAGTTGATTTGCCAGTGCCTGTCGCACCAACAATTCCAATTAATTTGCTTGCCATGTTTTTTACTGATTTTGTTCATCCAAAGATACATCAATTTCTTCAGATTTCAAAATATTTACCTTAGTTTTTACAATGCTTGGATCAGCAAGTATTTGATTATATAGGTTCTCAGCAACAACTTTGTTTCCTGTACCCTTGACATAATTTCCATCCACTCTGATAATATACCATGGATTTTCATCATACTTTACTTCTTCTGTTAATTCTACTTTCATACATGTTTAATTTTAGATTTGTCAAAAAATTCTAATGCTTTAGATAACCATTTTCTTTCTACATCCTCTGTAGAGCAAATGATATATATCTGTGCTTTCTTCTCTGGATTGTTGTATTCCATAGCCATGCACCTATTTATCTTCTGAGCAAGGTTCTCAGCATTACTATCAAAGTAGTTGATAATCACCCTGTTCAGAGGCTTATATGTAACACCTGTGTTACCAATCTTAATAACAGCTAAATGTTTACCCTCACCATTGGCAAAAGCTTCAAATGTTTCTTTTTCTCCAGCTTTGCTGTGATAGACAGGAATGCCTAGTTGGTCTGCTATCTTGGTGACGCCACAAAATACTAGTATACGCTCATCCTTGTGTTTAGATAGGAGTGCTCTGGTCTTTTCCATCTTAGCTATACTATTCTGAATGATACGCATTCTAGCTAGACGCAGGAACATGGTATTTCTACCTTGTCTCTCCATATTGTCTATTACATATCTATAGGCTTCAAACTGAGCCCTTTCTGTTCTCACCTTGCCTTTGTAGTTTTGCTTACGTGTGTTATCCAAGGGGACATACACCACTGTAATCTCATAATCTACAATAACACCCTCTTCAATAGCTTGCTTGATGGGATATTCTGCCACCACAGCCATTCCTAGCTCACTGGCTAGCGTATTTTCTGTCCACCTAGATAATGTACCTGTCAGCCCTAGAACGCAAGAATTGCCTTCTATTAGCTTCTTAGCCACCTCTATCTGAGCTTCAGACAACAGATGTATCTCATCTATGATTACCAAGTCAAACTCATGGGTTTCATGTTTCCACATGGATAGATGTGTCACATATGTGATATTTGGGTTTTTATACCCACGTGTTTTGAAATCATTCTCCCACGCTGCCTTAATCTTTAGATCAGGATATGCTATGAGCACTGTAGCAGATTCAGGAAATGCAGATTCTAATATGTTAATACTGGTGTATATCTTACCAAACCTGGGACACAAATTAAGTATACCAAACTTACCAGATTTGATCCATTGATCAGCAAATTCCTTTTGTCTTCTATCTCGTAGAGAGAGTGTTTTTTGAGCTTCCATAACTTATAATTGTTGTTACAGACCAGAATAACCATTCAATATTAATGGCTACATATGGATCATGCTTCTGTATGTTATTCATGACACTAACAGTGGGAATAAACACTATTTGCCACCAGTGGCTCTTTGTTGTAGGGAGTGTATTGTATGCATTTATATTTAATTTCATATCATTTGTTTAAAAAGAAACTTTTATTAATAATGTCAGAATATGTATTGTCATTCATATATTTCACCTTTGGCAGCTCTTTGAACATACCAATCTGTCCTAAAAATCCCAGTCCTATTCTTACATCATCTTCACCATAAGAGTTCTTAATAAGTCTCAATGATCTGAAATACTTAGCACCAAATTCATCCCTTAGTTTGTTCAGGTCATAACCTGAAGGGTCTGCAACTTTATATCTCATAGGGTCAAACAATGCTAAGACAACATCAGCATCGTTTTGGGTTTGTGAACTGTCAGCAAAATCCTCTAATTGAGGCTCAACATCACCATTCTTTATCCTAATAGGATTGTTAATGTCTCTGTTGAACTGACTGACAATCACAGGACTATAGCCATACATATCCCTTGCATATCTAAGCTCATCTGACATCTTATCTATCAGTTGCTTCTTAGTGGGATAGTCTTTTGTTGGTTTCAATAAACCTATATGATCAATAACAATAATAGTTATTTCATCCTGATTATTAGGAATATATTTCTTATTGTATTGATCCACTTCCTCTATTACACCATTAGCTAGTGCGTGGTCTCTTATGTGTTTTGCTATACCAATTGGATTATCAGGACCATCAATGATTGTGATTGTTTCCTTCATGTTTTCTACATAGTCTTCATACATAAGAAACAAATCATGCTCATCAGCTGTCATTCTATCTGTCCAACCCAATAGCTTTGGTACAGGAATGATGATGCCATGATCTAGAAATATCTTTCTACCAACCCATTTAGCAAACTTATATGTTCTGGTACGCTCCATAGATCTGTATATGATGCGTAACTTCAAACCTGGATCTTTTTGACTGACATACCAATCAAAAGGATTTAAAACATACGCATCATCAATAAAGCTAGTTTTGCCACTACCAGTGAGACCACCTACAAGCGTGTACATAGACTTCCTGATGCCAATATATTTGTTCAATCTATCAAAGCCCATAGGTATACCATTGTTTCTACCATCTAGGCCAGCTTGAACCTCTCTGCGTAAGTCTTGAAAACTCATATATCCATTCCTTTAATTGGTTCAGCAGATTCTTTGATAGTCTTACCTTCTCTAATCAGCTCAATAAATGGTTCAAATGATCTCTGGTTGAGATAGGTGAGACTGTTCTGCATAAATGTAAGTCTATTCACCTTTGTCTTAAGTGAATTCTCTTTCTTCTGCAAGATTTCATATTCTAATGCTGCTATGAGGTCTTGAGCTGTATACTCACCCTCTGAAAGAATGTTGTTGAATTTCACCTTACAATCTTCCTTCTTTACACGCATACCACGTGTACCTGTAAATGATTCTCCTTTATAAGAGAATGTATCAGTGCCTGGATACTTATTCCACCACTTATCAAAGTCAGTGTCTGTCTTCTTTTTCTTAGGCATCTTACCTCCCTTCTCTTGATTGAGAAGGTTAAGCAAGTCCATACCAACAGTGGTAACTTTGTTAGTTTCTGATAGTAATCCTTTTCTGCGTACGCTTTGATAGATCATCTGCATTTTGGGACCAGATGCAATCATCTCATCCACATCAGCACCATCTCTCACTAGCATAACAAAGAATAACATGTCTAGATTGTATCCAGACTTAATTATTTCCTCAAAATGGGAGAATGTTATTTTGATATTCATGGTCTCTGTTTAGCACTTTGTCTTTGTCAATAACTTCTATTCTAGCAGGTTGTTTATTGATAGTGTCCTTCAGTTCCTGCTCTAATTGTGTCAATTGCTCTTGCAAATATACTAAATCTTTGAGAGATTCTCTCTCCCAATCTTCATTTATTTTTAGATTATTCATTCGTCTCATCTTTATTATTCCAGAAATGTGCACATGTCAATGTTACAACGCCAACATGTTTTTGATTATCATCATCTAACATCATATTCAATTTATATGGAGGCTCTGAGAAATATAACTGAGCCACCTCATCAGCTTTTGCTGTGTATCTGTAGCAATTTAGTCTTAGTAGACAATTACCACCCTTACATTTTGATATGTCTGGCATAATAACAATTTTAGTGATTAATTAACTCTTCAATACTACTCTGACATAGATAAATCTCATTCTGTTCACTCTCTCCTTGTTCTATCTCATCTAAGCATAGCTGATACAGATCCAATATTTCATTCTTTAATTCAGGATGTTCTGCTATTGTATTGCTACAATATGTTTCTAATTGTGCTAGTGTCATAACTTATTTAATTTTAAGTCCAAAATTGTCTAAGAACTTGAGAGTTTGTTTAGCTTTTGTGGTGTTAAACTTAAACACTTTCTTTAACAAAGGAATTGCATAGCGTTCATATTGAGCATATTGCTCTGCTGTGAGAGACCACTCTTGTTTCCATTTAGGATTGGTGAGGGCTTCATACATGCTTCTATCTATCATAGATAGTTGATAATCAAGAAGATGCTCAGCTATGTTTTCTCTATTTATCTTTGCCATTAGAACAAGCTTAATTGGTTAGGATTCACTACCACTCTACGCTTTTTACCTTTCAATTGTATCTTGCTTATGATTTTCTCAGCACGCTCAATATAATAGGCAAAGTTTACATTAGTGGTTGGTGTGTCTTTTGTCAAATGATTACATACAGTGGCCAGCCATTCACCAGCTTCCACTTGTGACATATCTACAGCTGTACTGTCTGAGTTTTCATTTTTCACCTTTAACAGCTTCTCTCCTGTATTTGATACATAATATCTAATCAGCTTGTTATATACAGTTTTGTTGCCATTTGCTATTCCTTCATAGTGGAAGTCTTTGCTTGACTTCTGTCTAAGACAAAAATCAAAGATGTTGCTATGATTGCAAATAGTAGTAGCAACAGGAATGTCATGTACATAATAAGCTTCAAGGGCAATAGGAACAATGCGAGCAGACTTGTTTTTATGAAGCTCGAAATCTGTGAGGAAGTCTCCCTTCTTTTTAATTTCTCCATCTGTTTTAATTGCTAGATAGTCATTTACTGTTGAGAATATAATCTTCTGATAATCAGTGCGTTCGAGTTCATATTTGGTGGTTTCCATCCACCACTTGTTTATCTCATCCATCTTATCTATGTAACATTTTTTTACCATAATTGTTACACCATCTGTATTTGCAGATATAACATGTATATCAGCTAGTTCATATGCTTCGATGAGCATTAGTAAACTTAGTTCTCCTGTAATAGTGGTGAACATAGTGAGCTGCCTGTCATAGATCCAGTTTTGCATGTCACTAGACTTACCATACACAGAGTTAACTGCAAGCTTTAGAGCACCAACAATACCCTTAATCTTCTTGTCCTTCTTAGCAAGTGGTTTTAGCTCAAGTCTTTTGTCAAACATGGCCTTATATCCCAACAAAAACTCTTTACCCAAGTGAGCAGGATAACGTCCATTATTGATGATGATAGCTGGATAATAGCTAGACACATCCCAATCAACAATAATAGTGTCATTATCTGCCTCAAATATCTCAGGTTTGTTTTCTGTGTGAAGACCTCCCTTAGCAAATGTATATGTATTACCAAAGAACTCTAATGACTCTTTGAAGTCATCTTTCATTGTCAGACGCTCTTTGCTTATTCTATCCAAAAACTTTTGTAGCTCTGGCGTCTGGAATGTTATATAATCAGCAATACAGTGTCTCACTTTCACTTCTTTTCTAAAGAATCCCTTCTTAGGCAAATCAGAATACTGTATACCCTTCTCCTGACAATAGAACTTCTTAATCATCTCATCACCAATCTTACTATCAGAATAGTTGAGACATGGAATGCCAAACTCTTCTTCAATATCTTGTCTAAGCTCTATTTGATTATTACCTTTATAGAGTGGATGATCTGTATCACCTGTGGTCACTTTATAAAACTCATAAGTGGCCATTACATCATTATGACAATACTGAATAGTGAGGTTTATCTCTTCAGTTGTCAAGGATTTCTTGTCATGTTTAATAGGCATCTCCTCAATATTCTCAAGGTCCATCTCAAACTCTAGTCTCTTCAGACTGACACGCCTATTCTTGTTATCATAGTGGTTCACCCTGAATAGATCTAATTGCTTTAATGTAAGCCATTCTTCTCTATATTCAGGAAATACATCATAATCAGCATCATGAATAACATCAGCAGCTTTTTGTGCTATCTTAGCAGCTGTTTCAATAGCTGTGAGCTCATGCCAATTGTCATGGTTTCTAATGACCCACTCAACCACCTGACTATCAAAGCGTAGGTTATTATAGCCCACCCAATAATAATCAGCATGTTGTTCAGTGAATCTAATAAAACCATCTAATTGGTTGATGTTCCTACTCACCTGAAAATCATGCATTTCCTTTGTCTCAGGATTGTATATACACACAAGAAACAACTCGTGCATGGTTTCTATATCATAGATGAGAATGTTCATAAACTATTTTTTGTATGTCTTGATGTATTCTTTGATGCACCATTTAATCATGTCCCATAAATAATATCTTTGTGTAGATTTTGGCTCTCTGAAAAGTGCCATATACACAGCAAAATACTTATTCATAACTATTTATTTTCTGTTGGTGTAAGTAGTTCACCTGTAGAAGGATTACCATACACTCTAACATCATTTTGATCAAATGTTCTCAGTTCACCAGTGTTATAGAATCTAACAATAAACTGAGGATTAGAATGTATGGATCCTGCTATCATAAACAATGCCACTCCATATCCTAATGGCGTTTCAACATCAAAAGGATTAACAATCTCATGTATTGTTTGGATTATCATGTTGTTTCT